ATTACAAATATAAATTTAAAGCCTAGCAGTAAAATGTTAGGTTTTTTTTATTATATAATTAGTAAACTAATTTAAACTGATTATGGACGGAAGAGCAAATAACAAAGGAACAAAAGGAAATAAAGGAGGTAGACCATCTAAAGCTGAGGAAGTTAAGATGATTGAAAGACTTACACCATTAGAACCAAAAGCATTTAAAGCACTTGAAAAAGGAGTTGAAGAAGGAAACTTTAAATACGTTCAAATGTTTTATAATTATTATGCTGGTAAACCAAAAGAAACAAAAGATATATCAATCACATCAGAGCAACCTTTATTTGATTTAGATTAGTGTTTCAAGTTACAACTGCAATAAAGAAACTTTATAAGTTACAGAAAAGAAAGAAAGTAATACAAGGTGGTACATCAGCTGGTAAAACATTTGGTATACTACCTATACTTATTGATAGATGTATAAGAACACCTATGCTTGAAACAAGTGTAGTATCTGAATCTATACCACATCTTCGTAGAGGTGCAATGAAAGACTTTCTAAAGATTATGGTAGCAACCAATAGGTTTAGAGATAACCAATGGAATAGATCCTCTTTAAAGTATACATTTACAAATGGTAGTTACATAGAATTTTTTAGTGTTGAACAACCAGATAAATTAAGAGGTGCAAGAAGAAGTGTATTGTATGTCAATGAAGCAAACAATGTACCCTTTGAAGCATACACACAATTAAGTATAAGAACATCTGGAGATATATGGATTGACTTTAATCCAACTGCTAATTTTTGGGCACATAAAGAAGTTGTAGGCAACGATGATGCAGACTTTATTACATTAACATACAAAGACAACGAAGCTCTACCAGAAACGATTGTAAAGGATATAGAAAGTGCAAGAGATAAAGCAAAGGATTCAGAGTATTGGAGTAACTGGTGGAAAGTATATGGACTTGGTCAAATAGGAAGTTTAGAAGGTGTATGTATTCCAGATTGGAAAGAAATAACACTACCAGCAGAAGCAAGGTTATTATGTTACGGAATGGACTTTGGGTATAGTGCTGACCCAACTACATTAGTAGCTTTATATAAATACAATGATGCTTATATTTTTGATGAGGTAATATACCAAAAGAAATTACTAAACATAGACATCTCAAACTTGTTAAAGCAAAACAATATACAAGAGATAATATATGCAGATAGTGCAGAACCAAAATCAATAGCAGAGTTAAAGAGTTACAGACATAAAATACTACCTTGTACAAAGGGTAAAGATTCAATTGTATATGGTATCAACTTAATAAACCAAAACAAAATATTTGTAACAAGCAGAAGCAAGAATCTTATTAAAGAATTACAAAGCTATACTTGGATGAAAGACAGAGAGGGTAACACTATTAATAAACCAATTGATGCTTTCGACCATTGTGTTGATGCAGCACGTTATGCAATATCTTCTCAGTTAAAGAAGCCAAATGCTGGTAAATACTTTATAAGATAAATGGATAATGAACAGATGATTGCAATTGTAGAGTGCTTTATACACCATAGAACTGGAAAGCAAGTAAGGATTGCAAAGCCAACAAAACCTCAACATTATTTACTACTCACAAAAGCCTATGAAAATTGTAAGGGTTTTTTTATAAAACATTAACAAAAAAGTATTATATAGTTATGAATATAGAGATAAATGTACCAACATCATTAAATGAGATTACTTTAGGACAATATCAGAAGTTCTTAAAAGTAGCACAAGAGAATCAAGAAGGTAGCTTTTTAAATGCAAAGATGATAGAAATCTTTTGTGGTATTCCTTTATCTGATAGTTATAAATTAAAGATGTCAAGTGTTGAAGCAATAGTAGATATCTTAACAGAGATGTTAAATGAAACACCAACACACATAGACAAGTTTACATTAAATGGTACTCAGTATGGATTTATACCAGACTTAGATGAAATGTCTTTAGGAGAGTATGTAGATTTAGATGGTAATGCATCTGATTGGCAAAAAATGCATATTGCAATGAATGTATTATACAGACCAATTGTAACAAGTAGAGCTGGTAAATATAACATAGAAGAATATACTGCCGATGATTCAGAGAAGATGAAAGCTATGCCATTAGGTGCAGCAATAGGTAGTCTTTTTTTTTTCTACAATTTAGGGATAGAGTTATCGAAGCATACGATTCTTTATTCCAGCAATCAAGAACAGATGGAGATTATTCAAGAGCAGCTAATTTCTCAGCAAAGTGGGGATGGTACTCATCAATTTTTAGTCTCGCTGGAGGAGATGTTAGAAAACTTGAAGATATCACTAAATTAAATATACATCAATGTTTTACTTTTCTATCATTCACAAAAGAAAAAGCAGAGATTGAAGCACAACAAATAAAAAGTAAATTTTAGATGAAAGGATTTTATCAAGTAACGGAAACAATAAAGAATCAATTACTATCAGATGTAAATGTAAATACAGTAACAACTGGAGATATTACAAAGATTGATTTAAGCAAACAAACTATATTCCCTTTATCACACATCATAGTAAATAATGTAAATAACGAAGATAATGTATTACGTTTTAATTTATCTATTTTGTCTATGGATATTGTTGATGTTTCGAAAGAAGCAGTTGTAGATATCTTTAGAGGTAACGACAACGAACAAGATATACTTAACACACAATTAGCAGTACTTAACAAACTATCACAAGTATTAAGAGGTGGTACATTACACCAAGACTTATATCAGTTAGATGGCAATCCTAGCTTAGAACCTTTTTATGATAGGTTTGAAAATGAAATGGCTGGTTGGGCAATGACATTTGATGTGCTTGTAAATAATGATATTGATATATGTTAAAGAACGTACAACAAGAGCTGAATAGATTTGCTAAGTATGTGATTCAACAATCAAGAACGAATCTAACAAAAGGTAAAAAGAATAGTTCTAAGGCACTTTATAATAGTTTAGACTATAACTTAAACGTTAGTCCAAATAGTTTCTCTATGAGCTTTATAATGGAGGGTTATGGTATATTTCAAGATAAGGGTGTAAGTGGTATAAAGAAAAAGTATAATACACCTTATAGCTATACAAATAAAATGCCACCTCCAAGCAAAATGGATAAATGGATTGTAAGAAAAGGTTTAAAAGGTATAAGAGGTAAAGATGGTAAATTCATATCAAGAAAGTCTTTACAATTTATGATAGCAAGAAGTATTTACAACAATGGTATTAAACCAAGTTTATTTTTTACAAAGCCATTTGAGAAAGCATTTAAAAACTTAGATAAAGACATAATAAAAGCATATCAATTAGATGTTGAAGAACTACTAAAATTTACAACAAATGGGAATAATTAATACAAGAAGTCCATACTTTTTATCTGTATCAGATACTGACTTAGCAACTGCAACTTTAGATATAGAGATTTATACTGGAGATGAAACAACTGGTTATAGTGGTACACCTCAATATAGTTTAAGTAAAAAGATAATACTAAACACAACAAAAATATCTTTTGAGATATCAGAACTTATAAGAGACTATTTAGATATAACTTTTGAAGATGGAGATTATGAAGCATCTGCTGAAAGTTTTTGTAAATGGGTAAGAACAACACTTACTGCATTTGATGGTAATGGTGTACAATTATCACAAACAATAAGCACAGATTTAGCCTTTGAGAGTTATGGCTATTTTGAAGAAGGTGCAAACTATTCTTTTGAGTACGAGGGTTTACTAATGAGTAACAATTATATGTTTATAGAATCTGGAGATGAGATAAAGATACCAATTCAAACAGATAGAACTGTAACTGTTAGATTTTATGATTCAGATAATGGTCTTTTAAATACAGAAACCTTTTCTTTATCAGACCAATCACAAGACAAAGTAGTTTATGCAGCTTATACTGATGACCAAGCTGCAAAAGCAACTATTCAATATACTGGAGATTCTGGATCAGAAACATCAACTATAATTATAAAACAATTAAGTGAGTGTAAATTTACACCTTATAAGACAACATTTATAAACAAGTTTGGAGTGTTGCAAGACTTGTATTTCTTTAAAAAGTCAATTGATAGAATGACTACAAAAAGAGAAAGCTACAAAGCAAATATACTATCATCAAACAACACTTATAACACATACAATCATACAAAAAGAGATTTCAATATAGAAGCAAATGAATCAGTTTCTTTAAGTAGTGGTTTTGTAAACGAATCCTTTAACGAAGTATTTAAACAATTAATGTTATCAGAAAGAGTATGGATTACAAACGAAAACAATCAAATATATCCAATCAATATAAAGACAAGCAACATTACATACAAGACAAGTGTAAACGATAGATTAGTAGAATACACAATAGAGTTTGATAATTCTTATAATGTTTTAAATGACATAAGGTAAATGCAAAAAATACAACTATACATAGAAGGTCAGAGAGTAGATTTATTTGAAGATGAAAGTGTTGTACTAACGCAATCTATTCAAAACGTAAAAGATATTCAAAAGGTTTTTACAGACTATTCAAAAACGTTTACAATACCAGCAACAAAAGAGAATAATAAAATATTTAAACACTATTATAACAATAGTATTACAAATGGTTTTGATGGTAGAGGTAGAGTAAATGCAACTTTAGAGTTAAATTATTTAAAGTTTAGAAAAGGTAAAATAAAACTTGAAGGTGTTGATTTAAGAAACAATGTACCTTATACATACAAGGTTAGATTTACTGGTAACACAGTTACTTTAAAAGACTTACTTGGAGAAGATAAACTAGGTGCTTTAGGAAGTTTAAGCAGTAACGATTTAATATATGATTCTGCAACTGTAAAAACAAAGTTAAAAGCAAACCCAGCAACAAGTGATATTATAGCACCATTAATAACACATACACAACAGTTACACTACGATTCAAATTCTTCTGCTAACTTAGATGGCAACGTTTACTATGAAACTGGTGGTGGTAGTCATTTACACGGAGTATCTTGGAATGATTTAAAATATGCAATAAGAGTAGACACTATTATACAAGCAATAGCAACAGACTACGGAATAACTTTTAGTAATGATTTCTTTAATAGTTCAAATACACCTTACTATAATTTGTTTATGTGGTTGCATAGAAAAAAAGGTGGTGTACCTTTAGATAATCCACAAACATTAGTAAGTGGTTATCAAGTTGTAAGTAATGATTATGGAGGTATTGTAAATTCATCAACAATAAGAATACCAACAGACGTAGCTGGAGATAATCAAGGATTTGGTTTATTTTTAGAAACAACATCAACATCAACATATAATGTTTCATTGTTAAGAAATGGTTTGTCAATTTATAGAAAAACAAATTTAGTTGGCAATTCAAATATTTCTTATGCAGATTTAAATGATACTTTAGAAGCTGGAGATTATACTGTAATAATAGAAAGTGAAAGTGCTTTTACAATGGATAGTATTTTATTTTTTATACCTCATCTTGTAAACTCAACTTTAGTTTATACTAGATATGAAGCAACAAGTGTATCTATTACTGGAGCAGTTGATTTTATTATAACACAACAGATACCAGACATAAAGTGTATTGATTTTTTAACTGGTATTTTTAAAATGTTCAATCTTACGTCTTATGTAGATAATGTTACTGGTAATATAATTGTAAAAACCTTAGATAACTATTATGCTGGAGGTACTTCTTATGACATAACTGAGTTTATTGATAGAGATAAAAGTTCTGTTAATGTTGCTTTACCATTTAAAGAAATAACATTTGAACACGGAGATACAAAAACATTTTTGGCTTCTAAACATTCACAACTATTTAACAACACTTGGGGTAAAATAGAATATACAAGTGGAGAGAATTTAGATGGTAAAATATACAAGGTTAAAACACCTTTCTCTCATATGCTTTATGAAAGATTAATTGATTTAGATACTGATGCATTAACAACTGTTCAATATGGTTGGTATGTAGATGACAATCAATCTCCTTATTATGGTAAACCTTTATTGTTTTATCCTATATTACAAAATACAACAAGTATTTCTTTTTTAGATACAACAAGCAGTCATTCAGAAGTTACACAATACAATATACCTTCAAATAGTGTTGCATTATCATCATCAACAAGTAAGTATAATATTAATTTCAATAATGAGATAAACGAATATACTTTAGATAATACATTTACAAATACTTTATTTGAAGCATACCATAAAGATTATATTTCTGATGTGTTTGATGTAACAAACAGACTAACAAAAGTAACTGCATATTTACCTTTAAGAATTTTACTTAAATACACACTAGCAGACAGATTTAATATTAGTGGTACAACGTATAAAATTAATAGTATAAAAACAAATATGCTAACTGGTAAATCTGATTTAGAGTTGTTAAATGATATCTATACACCACCAGCTCCAGCAATACCACCAGATACAACACCACCAACAATACCTAGTAATTTATCAAGTTCTGATATTACCTCTACATCGTTCACACTTTGTTGGAGTCCATCTACTGATACTGGAGGTGTAGGTGTAAAAAGCTATCAAGTATTCCAAGATGGTGTACTCATACAAAGAGTATCAGCAACACCTATACAAGAGATTAGCTATTGTACTAATATAACTGGACTTAGTTCGAGTACATCTTATGATTTTACAGTGTCAGCAACAGATTTTAATGGTAACACATCATCAGTATCATCAGCATTAACAGTAAACACATTATGATAAAAGAAATATTAGAATTATTAAGAGATACAGATTGTAAATCTGAGATAGTACAAATAGCAAAGGGAAAGAATAAGTTTCCAGAAAGTTTTAAAGAAGTATTTAAAAGACAAAAACAAGAATTAAAATGGAAAAAATAATTGTAGAGCTAGAAGCAAAAACTGACAAAGCTTTAAAGGGTATTGATAATGTTGCAAAGAGTGTTGAAGATTTAAACAAAGCGACTACAGAGTCAAATAAAAATACTGCTAAGTCTTTAAAAGAAGTAGAGAAGTCATCTAGCATAGCAGCTAAAGGTATAAGAGGTATTGGAAATGCATTAAAGGCTGCTGGTATTGGATTAGCAATTGCTGCTTTTGCTACACTAAAAGATATATTTATGCAGAATCAAAA